CCCCACGGCGGGTACCCTTGCGGGTATGTTCATCGACCGTATGCGCGGCGCGCAGATGCAGGAAGGCGCTCAGGCTCCGACCGTAGCGCAGCAGGTATTTGCCCCTCCAGCCCCACCTGCTCCGCCTCCTGGTGCTCCTCCGATGGGCGGTATGGGTCCGCCTCCCGGTGCTCCTCCGATGGGTGCTCCGCCTATGGGTGGTATGCCGCCTGCGCCTCCGATGGGTGCTCCGCCTATGGGTGCTCCTCCGATGGGCATGGCTGACGGCGGCTTGGCTGCGCTCCCCGTTCCGGATAACATGTTCGATGAACCCATGGACGGCGAGTATGCCGGCGGCGGCATCGTGGCTTTTGCTACGGGGGATGAGGTAGACTATAACGAAATCCTTCAAAAGCAGATGGCCTACTTCAACGACCCAGAGAAGCTAAAAGCTGACTACTTCATGGGTGGCCAACCCAAGCGCGAAGCTGCTGAACGCCTCCGGCAGTTCTATGCAGGCGCGCTTTCTGAGGAAGGCCTGAAGAAGCGCCGCGACGAGGATAAGTATTTTGCGCTTGCGCAGCTGGGTGCCACCATGGCGGGCACCCCTGGCAGCCTGTTCCAGTCATTCAGTGCGGGTGTTGGTAAAGCTCTTCCGGGTCTTCAGGAGTCGAGCAGGGAGCGCCGCGCAGAGCAGCGTGACGCCATTAAACAGCTGGCGCTTGATGAAGGTGCTACTAACGCTGAAGCACGTGATATTGGTAAGCTGGTCATGGATGGCCGCCTTAAGGCGACCGATATCGGTCAGACGATTGCCCAGATACGGTCTCGGGAAACCCTTGGCCGCGAAGACATTAAGTCGCGTGAACGTATTAGCGCGGCGGATAACGACGCACGTATCCGAGCAGCACTACTTGAGGCTGGTGCTGGCGGTAAGGACGGTATGCGACCGACTTACAGCGCCTCGGTAGAGCTTTCTGGTAAACAAAAAACTGACGTAGACGATGCTCTTAAAGAGATGATTAAAGCGGAAGAAAAGGGTGATTATACACGCTTTAAAGCGGCGGGTTCTAAGTACTCTACTGCGCTTCGCAATTACAACCAAACAATAGTGAACAAGCTTGGGTATAATCCTGAGCCTAGTGTCCCTATGGGGTTGTTCCCTAAAATGGGAGAACTTGCCAAGAAAGACACATCTATTGGGCACGGGCGCGTTTATGGTGGTAAAAAACCGGCACTGGGTTCCAAGGTGATGAACGCTGCGGATGAAATTCTTGCGCGTACCGGTGTCGATTAAGCTGACAACAGACCTGCATTTTTAAGGTGACCGTATGGCTTCCGCTGAAAAGTATGCCGCTTGGATCGTAGCCAACGCCAATAAGCGCGGCACTCCAGAATTTGATACCGTTGCCAAGGCGTACCAAGAAGCCAAAGCGCTTATGGTAAGCCGCCCCGTTGATTCCTCGGTTTCCAAGCGCGGTGCAGAGCTTGATGCGGAGGAGCGCGCCGCGCAGGAGAAGCTGGCGCAGGACACTCAGAGGCTCGAAGCCTACAACCAGAGTGCCGTTGGTAAGTTTCTTGCGGCCCCATCGCGGTTGTTTGGTGGGGAGTCGTTTGCTGAAGAGCAGCTTGCAAAACGTAAGGCGGATGCCGCCGAAGTTACTAAGCGCATCAACCGCGAGCGGGCTTTCATGGAGCGGGAGGGGCGTGCTGCTCCTACACCCACCTTTGGTGAACGTGTAGCCGGTACCCTTAAGTCTATTCCGCGTGGGGCCATCGAAGGTACGTCGCAAGCCCTTGGTACTTTGGGTGTTTTTGGTAGCGAAGGCGAACAGACCGCTCGCGCTGCGGAAGAACGCGGTACGGCTTTTGCAAAGAGCCTTGGACTGGGCGCGAGCGAAACCGCCGAGTTTGATCCGATGCAACGCAACCTCGAAGCATTTGGCGGCGGTCTCGGTAGTGTTATCCCGTATCTCGGTGCAGAGGCAGTGGGGCAGAGGCTCAAGCCGCTTACCAAGGCGGCCCCTTATGTTGCCCGTGGTGCGCAGGCTATCCTTGGTTCTGGTCAGGGTGCTTCTCAAGCGCGCCAGCAGATGGACGACTTCGAGAAAGAGACGGGGCAAGAAATTGATCCGACCACACGCAAGCTGGTGCAGGCTGGTGGGGGTGCTATCGGCCTGACTGAACTGCTGCCGGTTGGGCGTATGCTGGACAGCCTCCCAGGGCCGATCAGGACTGCGGTCAACAAGCGCATCACGGACATCGTCACTCAAACCGGTGCAGGGAAGCTGGTTCCGGAAGCCGCGCGCACTGCAATCCGCGAAACCCTTCAAGCAGTTGAGAGTCGGGCTGTCGGTCGAATTGCCACCCGTGGCGCACTTCCTGAAGCAACACAGGAAGGCGGCGCGCAGCTTGCTCAGAACGTGCTGGAGCGCGCGGCATACAACCCTGATCAAGATGTGATGGAAAACGTCGCTGAGAACGCTATCCTTGGCGGCCTTGTGGGTGGCACTGTGCGCGGTGGCTTTGAAACCACTAGGGCTCTTGGTAAGCGGGCAGCGGATAACCGGCGGAAGGCTTTCGAGCAGACTGCGGCCCCTGTTGAAGAGTTCGATATCAACGAGCGCAGTACGGAAGACCCCACGCAGCTGACGCGGCAACGGGTGCAGCGACTGACCGATCCTGATGAAGACGGTAACGTATTTGCCCGCCGCGCTGATGGTACCGTCTACCAAGCGTCGATGGCTGAGTTGTACCGCATGCGGGTCCCGACTGATGGTATCCGTGCTGTTCCTATCCCCGAGACGCTCGCGGCTCCGGCTGTTACGCAGCGCTTGACTGCCGCTCTTGGTGATACCTCGTCTGATCTAGATGTTGACGGCTTCATTAAAAACGTCGCGACGACGCTCAACAACGGCATGGCGTTGGGCAACCCAGAGAGCACGGAAGACTATATCCAGAAGCAGCGGAATAGCTTGCGTAGGGCGCGCATTTCGGAAGAAGAGCGCATCGCACGTATGCTGGTGCTGGACGAAGCGACGAAGCTCAACGACGAGTATATGAACCTCGTCACGATGCCGCCTGAAGGAGCTGCCCCTGACACCGCCACGGCGACACCGACATCAGAAGCCCCAGTGCTCTCGGACGAGGCGATTCAAGCTCAAATTGACAGCATGCGGGAGCAGGCTGCGCAGCGTGCGGAGGCACTAAAAGAAATTGCGGGCGACTCCAACCAGATTGATAAGGTTAGCATCTTCGCAGACCGCATGGCTCAGAGTGGTCTGGCGGCTCCGACGCCGGTTGAGGTAGCACGTCTGAATGACGCGCTGCGCGCGGAGTCTGAAGCCGAGACGGCTGCGGGTCGTGAAGAGACAGCCCAAGAGCGGCGGCGAGTCCTTGACCGTGCAAATATCATCGAGAGCGTGCTCTACGATGACCGCATCTCTGCGGATACCAAGGTTGACCGCATCAACGCCAAGATGCAGGGGAAGGGTCTTGGTCCACTTAGCCGGTACGAACTTGAACGTATCGCGGGTGTCGATTCAGCCAACGCCGTGTTTGGTCCTGAAGGTGAGTTTACGCAGCGCCGAGACGCACTGCTGGAGCAAGTCCTTGCCGATCCTACCATCACGGACAAGTACCGTGGGTTCACTGAGCAACTCGACCAGTATCCGGAGCTAGGCGACCCCAGCCCAGCAGAGATACGCATTTTGCGCGGCGATGCAGCGTCCCTTGAGGCACAGATTCCGGAGAGCGGAGAACCTATTACCTCTGAGCTGATCCCTGAAGGACCTGGCAATATCTTTGCGGATAGCGCCAACGCCGCTACGGTGACCGAGCCTGCGCCGGAAGTGGTGGAAGAGCCCGCGCCGGAAGTGGTGGAAGAGCCTGCGCCTGAAGTGGTGGAAGAGCCCGCGCCTACGGATATATTTAGAACCGACCTTACCGATTATGGTTCGTTGGTGGGGCGCAATGCTCCTGTGCCTGAAGAGCTGGTTGATGCTATCGCTGATAAAGTCATAGACCTTGTCGAAAATAACGATACGGCTACGCTTGCTGAACTCAGCGCGGACCCAGAACTTGGGCCTGTAATCCAGCAATTTTTTACCAACGAAAGCGCAGCGATTACCAAACGGGGTGTCGAACGCGCCAAGGCCGCACAGCCCGCGCCTACGGCTGCCACGCAGACGATCAACAACCCCGAAGAGGACGTCACTCCGGTCGAAGAGCAGCTGGAAGCCGATCCCAACACTGTCGAAGGTGCGTTCCCTGCATCCCCCAATCGTCCTCGTGCCGAAGCTATTGGCTTTGCGGCTGACATGGAACGCCGCGTCAAGAGCATGTCGAGCCGGTTTATCCGTGCGGCAAACTACAAATACCAGACCGCAGAGGACTACGCACGGGCACTGGCTGCCTCCTACGGCCTCACGCAACTGCCGCCCAACCTCAATGTGGCTCGTAAGTTCGAACTGCTGGAAAGCCGCAAGGTCGGTGGTCAGATGCGGCTCAACCGGTGGTATCTGCAACCGATCGAGGACAAGGTAAAAGAACTGGGCCTCGACCCCAAGGACGTCGGAATGTATCTCTGGGCGCGGAGTGCCGCTGCGCGAAACGCGCTGGTCCTTGAGCGCAGTGGTGAGATAAACGGCTCCGGCTTGACCGATGCCCAAGCGCAGGCTCAACTTGCCAAGCTTGAGCTCGAAGGCCTCGGCCCCGCGTTGCGCGAAGTCGCCAAGCTGCATGATGCCCTGGTGGATTATGTTGGCAACCAGCGGGTCAAGGCTGGGCTTCTCTCCCGTGCCGACTGGAAGGCTATGCGTAAGGCGCAGCCGTTCTACACGCCACTCAAGGGCTACGCGCTGAACGGAGATATGCAAGTCGATGGTGATCCTGATCCGCATAGTGCTGAAGAACGCGGCATCGCCGAGAGCAACGGAACCCGTATCCGTGAAGTGCTGACTGCGCGTGGGCGCGAGTCGATGCCGTTTAGCCCGCTCTTCAACCTTATGTCCGATGCGCAGTTTGCTATTGCCCGTATCGAGCAGAACAAGGTCAAAGAGGCGTTCCTCGACAACGTGCTTAGCGACCCCAAGAGCCACGAAGGCCTCGTCACGGTCTACACGCCGAAGAAAGAAGTGCATGCGGGCGGCCTGACCACGCGGCCTAAGATGGGGGAGAACGGCCCCGTCAATATGAACCAGCTTGCGGCCCAGAAGAACCCTAGCTTGATGATCGTCAAGAAGGACGGCAAGCCCTACTATATTGAGTTTGCCAAGACACCTGCGGGGAACGCCCTCTATCGTGCGTTTGCCAACATGACGCCGCCGGAACTGGGTAAGTTCATGCAGGCGGCGCAAGAGGTCTCGAATACCATCAAGTCGTTCAAGACCCGTTACAATCCGATCTACATCGGCACCACGGCTTGGGCTCGCGACTTCAACGAAGCTGTCGTTACTGCCTATGCTGCGCAGGGTATCAAGGGGGGCCCCGCAGCGGGCACCAAGCTCGCTAAGCGGACTGCTCGGTACATCGCATCATTGAGCGGTATGGGCACCATCACCGACTACCTCAAAGGTAAGGACCCGACCACGGCTGAAGGTGAAATACTGACGCTGCTGTTCGACCAATTCCTTGAGGATGGTGGTGCAATCGGTCACGCGCAGGTTATGGACGCTGAGCGCTACGCGCAAGATACAGCCAAGGCCATTGAACGTTACGCCGCTGCTAAACGCGGAGACCCTAGAGCCGCTGCGCTGATGGCCAAGGATATGACGGCGAAGGCGCTGGATAATGCTTCACAGCTTATCGATTTGCAGGCGCGCTTTGCTACGTATCGAGCAGCTATCGAGCAGGGTATCAATCGCGAGGACGCAGCTGCACTGGCGCTTGACTCATCGCTAAACCTGACACGGCGCGGCGAGCTGTCCCCTTACCTAGATACGTGGTCATTCTTCTTCAGCCCGACTGTGGAAGGCGCGCGCAAGCTGCTGTCTCAGGGCCGTTACAGCACGATTGCCCGTAAGTTGTTTTCCAAGGCGGTTATGGTCGGTGCGTTAATGTACCTCTTTAACCGCTTTGGCCCTGGTGCGGGTGATGACGATGAAGATGGGCGTCCGAACATCCTTGAGGTGAACAATCCAACTGCGCAGTCGCGGATGATCTTCCGATACGGCCCCGGTGTAAACGAGTATGTGGCTGTTCCCGTGGCTTTCGGTATGGGGTACTTCAATTACGCGGGCGGTCAGATCATGGCTGCGGTACTGGATGACATCCCGCCGGAAGAGGCTGGGTTCAATATCGTTAGCGGCTTCACGAACATGGCCTCGCCGATCAAGACAGAGGGCACCGAAGGGCTGACCAGCATCGTCAACTTCGTCATCCCTGACCCAGTGCAGCCGCTTTGGGACTTGGTCGTCAATCGCAGTGCTTTCGGATCAAAAATTTACAGCGACAAGTCTCAGTACGGCACACTGCCCAAGTCGGAGCTTGGACGTGAAGAGACCGGAGAAGTCTGGAAGTTCATCGCGCGAGGTATGAACTCTCTCGCAGGTGGCACCGATACGGTGGAAAAATGGACAAGCATGCAGCCGGAACAGTACCGGTACATCGTGCAGCAGTTCCTTGGGGGTGCCTACGGCTTCGGGCGCGACACGGTAGACTTGGTTGCGGGTGAAGCCAAACCGGATCAGATGCTCCTGAACCGTATACCGATCATCAAGTCGTTCTTCGGTAGGGGCGGCGAGTTTGCCCCCATGAACAAGTTCTACGAGGACTACGACGAGCTCAATGCGCTTTACGCGGTCTATAACGACGAGGAGCCCGACTCCGAAAAGCAGGCTGAGAACGAAGCGAAGTTCCCCATGCAGACCGATCCGGAGGTTATGGACGCCTTCGGGGATGCCCTGTCGGAGCTACGCAAGATCAACAAGGACAACAGGGACGGCGATTACGCTTCGAGAGAAGCGATGCTTGCGGACAAAAACAAGGTCTACGAAGACTTCAACCGCGTCTACGCAAAGGCCAAGCGGGGCGAATGAAAAAACCCCCGCTGGGGGGAAACCAGCGGGGGTTAGTACAACCTGAGAGGAGCAAACTCTCACGCGCCATATAGCTAAACGCGCCAGATACGTAAACCCCTGACGCCATCCTCGACGACAGATTTCATCACGACGCTGAATCGCAGCCGATCCATGACGGGGCGCACCTCTCGCTTTGCTCGGACGGGGTCGAGGCACGGGATAAAGATCGACGTGCCTCGTTTGAACGCCTTCCAGTTGACCTGGTAACTAACCTTCTCAACCTGCATCGGCGCTCCCGACACCTACGACGTCACCCACACTGAAGAACTCTTCCGAGGCAGTGTTGAGCTCCAGACAGTAGACCGGCGGGGCAACCATCTTCATGCCCTTGTTTAGCCGCTTAACCATCTTACCGGTAAGCACTCCACGCTCCGTGAGGTACTGCATGGTCTCTTTGTAGTTGACCTGAAACTGGGCGCAGTCGCGCTTAAACGGTGCAGCTGCGATGTACATCTTCTGCGTATCAGGCTCCCAGCGGATCAGAAGCTCGCTGCGCGGCTCCAGTATCGGAGCGGCATGCATGTTGGACCGTGCGTCCGCTTCTTCGTTGACCACCAAGATGCTCTGGATGTTGCGACGGATGAAGTCACCAACCACTTCGATGGCGTTGTTGCGCGGCGGCTGTACGTCCTCGCGAAGGCTGAGCAGCATCTTGCATGCCCAGTCGTAGATGCGCGGCATATCCCAGTCGATCAGGCCGATGTGCTTAGCAATCGCGCCCCCAGCAAGGTTAGCGGCCAGCACTGCCGACCAGAAACGCTCGCGCTGTGTCAGCTTCAGCTCGCGGTCAAGCTTCGACTGTATCTGAAGCGCGGTCTTCTTAGCCTGCTCGTGGTTGGCGACGAGCCACGCAGCATAGATGCGCCCAGCGTGTCCGTTGTTTTCCATCAGCTGGTGATCGAACATGTTCTTGGCCATCAACGGGTCAAGGGTGTCGGTGTAGTCGATCTTGTACTCCACGAGGCGCATGAGCTCCCCGTCAGGGCTGTTCTTGGCCACGCCCATCTTCTCGTAGAAGGATGCGTTCGATGAGCACAAAGCCATTGTCTGCCACGTAGTGGCATTGTGTCGCAGTTCGTTTGATGATGCTTTCACGCGGTCCTTACCGCGCCCTTGGGTGATGTTGTACACCAGCGTGGAGAAGTCCTGCGGTGTCATGTTGGTCATCTCGTCCACCGTGTACGGCAGATTGTTCATGACCCCGAGACGCAAGACCTTCGCGTTCAGGGTGTCTTCCTTCACGCAGCACAGAGCATCCGGCGTACCCCAGATGCTGTTGCACATATGCAGGATGGTGGTCTTGCCCGTACCGGAGTGCGGGTGGATGACGTTGAGCATAGCCCCCCGCTGGCCAAGGAACTTGAAGATCGGTGCGCCAAAACCTGTCAGCGCAGCGAACGCATGCGGCTCAAGACCAGGACGCCCGTAGAGGTTGAAGACCTCTTTCCATTTGTCCAGTGAGCCTACGGGCCCCATTCGTTCTGCGATTGCCGCTGTGATCGACGAGGGCGGGCTGTAGAACGTACCCTCCACCGTGACCTCCGAATCACCGATGATAAACTTGCTGTCGTTATCCGCCCAACCAAACTGAAGTCTCATTTGTTCTGCCTTTCGTTTTTCTGAAAGCGCCATCAGTGACGCTCGTATGTACTCTGCTAGATACTCAAACCGCTTCTTACCGCACAGAATGCTCTCCCCTGCGAGGAGCTTGCGCAAATCTCCTGGCTCTGAAATCTTGATGAGGGGAGCCGTGAACTCGCGGACACCGTCCTGCGGAGTGTGAAACTTGAAGACCGCCACGTCCTTCTCGATGGGGTCGCGCATGCGCTTCAAGATGTAGAAGTCATAGGGCAGCACGAGGATGTCGCCTTCCTCAGTGGGCTTGCCATCCCGCCCTAGGGGAGCCTTGCGGTAGATACCCCCAGCTTTGCCCCGAAAGAACGGGAACGGGTACTCAGGGATGATGTGGGTCTTGGGTGCAAACCCTTCTTCCTCCGGCTCCTCAACAACCACGTTGTCTTCTTCGGTGGCTGCAAGCACCTCATTGCCCAGCGTGATGGGCGACTTGATCTTCTCCGCAAACGGGCACCCGTCGCAGCCCCCTGGGTTGCCGCGCTCGAATGTCTCGCAGGTGTGCGGCCCGACAATGTGCTTTATCTTCTGTAGCGTCTTGTACGGGTCGTAGTCTGGGTGGCCCTCCGACATAGTGTGGATGGCGGTGTCTTGGTCTGCGCAGAACTTCGCTACCGACAGGGCGCTGAACCAGCGGTTCTCAGCCAGTGAGGTCCGGTTCTCGTAGCAGTCCAACAGCTGCTGGCAGCCGTTCCCAGCGATGCTACGCTGTAGGATTTTAGCAAAGCTCGAAGTGATGTTCTCTTGCAGCGACTTGGCAAGCTCAGAGAGCTCACGCTTGGGTGTCTCAAGCGGGATCAGGTCCGGTGCCTTCACCCCGAGGATGCTGTAAAACTCTTCGAAGTCTACGGGCTTAGCGGTCGCCAGCACCGTGACATTGTGCGGTGGGTCGTCCTTGTAGTTCAACGTGCCTGGCACGCGCAGGATACGCGCCACCTCGAAGACGGCGGGGTCCACGTAAAGCTCATGGGTGTTGCACAGCTTACGCAGCCGTTCGGCTACAGGCTCCCACTGCTCCCTTGTGACAGTTCCCGTCAGCGCCCAGTATACGTGTATGCCGCGCCCTGAGTTGACGATGATGGGACGGGGTAACCCGACAGTACGGCAGAAGGCTTGAAGCGCGGCCAGTCCGGTAGCTTGATCGACGTAGCCATCGGGGCGTCCCGTCTTGGGGTTGGGCTGCGCCTTGGCTTCACCGCAGTCGATATCAAGCCAGAATGCCTTGAGCCCTTGGACGTTCTCCTTGGTGCGGTTCGCGTCCGTAGCGTACTTGGCGACACCGAAGAACACGTTCCATCCGCCCTTCGAGCGGCGTTCAACGAGGACATCAACCTCTTCGCGCGTGGATAAAAAGTCCTGCCTTCGCTGCAATTCCTTGCCGGAGCCCTTGAGGCTCACGACAGCAAACCAGCCATCATCTGGTTGTACTGCTCTGAGAAGATCGAAGTCGGTCATATGTGAGGTCGCTACTCATCGGGCGCAGAACGCGCCTACAGAAAAAGAGCAGTGCAGGACGGGTGCCCTACGATAGCTTGGCGATATAGGCGTCCATCAACGCGCGGACCGGTGCGGAAGGGTTAGCCGCTCCAGTGAACCAGCTATACACAGTTTGGCGCGATACTTTGAACTCACGGGCCACGGCTGAAACAGGCACTTGATGCTTTATGCATGCCTGTCCCAGCCGCACCCCTAGAAGATGCCTATTGGCTTGGCCGTTCCGCTCTATGAGCCGCTGGCTGTAGCCATGCACCATACTTACTCGTCCCCGTCTTCGTCGCCCCAAGCGTTGAGGACTGAGGCAAGGTCACCCTGCGCAACCACAACGTCGGCTCCCTTCTTGGGTGCCCGCTTCTTGGGTTCCGTGATGACTTCTTCCTCCTCGTCATCCGGCTCGTCGGAGTAGACGACCTTGGGCTTCGGTGCCGCAGCTTCCTGGGTCTTTGCAGGTGCCGCTTCCTGCGCAGCTACGGTCAGCACGATCATCTCACGCGTAGCCGGATCGTTGCGCGCTGCTTGGACCAGTGCGTACTCTTCATCGGTGACGCCGCGCATCGGAGTGAACTGAAGCTCCATGGTCTCTGCATCGAGGTTATAGGCGATGTTGGTCACCACCGTGTCGGGACCTTCGCCGTTGGCGATGAGGAACTTCACATAGCTCTCGAACGGATGCACGTTGCCGCTGCCCTTACCGAAGAGCGACTTGGCGGGCACGTTGAACTGGTAGACTTCACCGGTTCCATCACCGGCCAACAGCAGCGCGATACGGCGCTGGAAGCGGCATGCACGGCCCTTACCGTTCTCACCTGAACCCACGACGTTCTTGGGGCACGAGGCGCAGTTGCTAGCCTGCGGGTTGCCCGCAGCTGCCTCCGGCTTATCACCCAGGTTCGACCAGCAGTCAGGCAGGGTCGGCTTGGCATCGGGGTCATACTTACCCGCGTAGAACGTACGGCTGACCTTGGGCAGTGCGTCAACGATGATGGCATTGAACTCACCACGGATGGCCTTGCCGATCTGCTCACCGTTAACGACACGCTTGAAGGTGCCGTTGGTGTTGGTGGCGATGCGACGGGTGTTCCTCGGGGTCGCCAAGGACTTAGCGAGGTCAGACAGTTCGCGCTTGGCTACCGTCGAAACAGCGCCTTCTTGCTTAAAGATGGTCAGGTTGCTCATTTGGTCTCTCCTTACTTTCCAGTTGGCTTACGTACGCGGACTACATATTTGGTATCGGCGTTCAGGCCGATGGGCAGGTCTTCTGGGTTATCCTCAAGGAACTGGCGCATGTTGCCGTTGTGGATGCGCTGCTCAAGCAGGAAGGGCGCATCTCGGTCCTTGATGAATTGATACATCGACTCCCAGTCACTCGTCCAGAACCGAGTGGTTGTCGAGCGGGTAACCGTACCGGCAGCGGTGCGGATGCTGTCTAGGTTCTGGTCGTTGCACAGCGTCAGCAGTGCTTCGGAGACGACGTCCTGCTGGGCCTTGAGCGCAGCTATCTCCTCCTTGTGTGCTTCTTCCTTCTCGTTAATCGCATCCCGTATCCGCCGGTATGTGAGCACGAGCTCGTCGGCTTTGGCATCTTGCATGGTTTGCTCCTTCTTGGTTGTCTCCCTAAGATATTCTTACACTACACAATGTCAAGCACTTTGTAAAATTTCTTGTCGGTACAGGTCAATAATTTGTCGGTGGTTGGCGATGTTACCCTTAAGCATCTGATAAAGCTTAACTTCCACGTCGCTACCGCTGATGTGCACGATGGTCATCGGGTGCTTCTGCCCTGGTCGATCGATGCGCGCGTTGGCCTGTAGGTAGGTCTCGACAGAGGTCGTCGGGGCGTACCAGATTATGGTGTCAGCTTCGGTCAGCGTGAGCCCGTGCGAGGCCGCCTTCGGCTGGATGAGGAGTACACGGGGATGCTCGCTGGACTGGAACCGCGCGACGATATCGCTGCGTTTGTTGAGGGGCACCTTGCCGTTGATGACATCGCAGCTGATCTTCTCTTTCTCTAAGGTGCTGCGCAACAGCTCGATGGTGTGGGTGAACGGCACAAACACCAGCACCTTGCGGGTGGTCTCCTCGATGGCCTCCAGCACGACGTTGATTCGGTTGCTGACATCAAAGTGCACGACTTCGCCAGTATCCGAGTAGACGGCACCCCCACTGATCTGGAGCAGCTTGTTGAGGCGGGCGGCTGCGTTGACGGCGCTAACCTCTTCCCCGTCAGCCTCCATGATCATCTGGGTCTTGAGGAGCTTGTAGTACTTCTTCTGCTGCGCGGTAAGCGGTGCCTCGCGTTCGGTGTGCGTCACCTGTGGCAGGTCCAAGCACTGGCTCTTCTCGAACCGTATGGCGGGTTGCAGTATGCGGTGCACGACCGACTTTGCCTGCGGTTTGACCCCCCACTTGAACTGCGTGATCTTGTACATGACCGAGTCGCGGAAAGACCCGTAGTGTGGGGGGCAACCTTCAGGGTTCACAAGCTTGGCAAGACCGTAGGCATCGAGCGGAGACTGCGCCGCCGGCGTACCAGTGAGCATCCACAGGCGCGGATCAGTTGTCTTGATGAGCCGGTTGAGCACCTTCCACCGCGTGGTCTGCGCGTTCTTGTATGCGGTTGCCTCGTCAACGACGATGAGATCGAAGCCCCCTGCGGCAATCGTTTCCTCCACGACTGCCACACCGTCGAAGTTGATGATGACGAAGTCAGAGCCGGCCTCAATGATCTTCTTGCGCTGCTTCGCATCCCCGTGCGCCACAGAGCAGCTGCGGTGCATAGCAAACTTAAACAGGTCCCCCTGCCATGCGGCCTTCATGATCGAGAGCGGGCACAGCACCAGCACCCGCTTCACGAGCCCCTTCTTCATCAGGTAGTCAGCCGACCAGATGACACTCGCCGTCTTGCCGGTGCCCGCCTCGCTGAAGCAGAACGCTTTGCGGTGAAGGCTGAGAAACGATGCCGTGGTCTTCTGGTGCGCGAAGGGTGTGAGCCTGCCGGTCCACTCGTAGTCCCGCAGGATGGGCGATGGGACATCTTCCACACCCAAGGCAGTCAGCTTTTGTGCTTCCTTGATACCCCAGTGCACGGCGACTTTGCTCAGGTCCTTGCGGCGCTCCATCAGGGCGCTCTTCTTTATCGACCCGATAATTGCCGCAGGCTCCCGTGTCTCCACGAGGAGAACCTTGTTATCGATGATCCGCATGTTTGCTCCTCAGTGCGGGTTATTTCTTTTTTCGTTCCCGCTTACTTACTTCTGAAACCAGGTTGTGCTTGCTGTCTCGCTTGAAGGAGCGGTTCTTGGAGGCGCTTTCGACGCGCAGACCGTCCCCGTTGGAGCCACCCTTGTCGAAGGCTTTGACGTGGGCAACGTCCTTGTTGTCACCCTTCTTTACCTTGCCTGCCTTGAGAGCCGCGCGCCGTGCAGCGTTGCGGGCCACACGGTTCTTAACTTGCTCGGGCTGCGCTTGGTATTTGGCAGAGGTTCCGTACTTGCGGTCTTCAGGATTCTTGTAAGGCATCACTTCCTCCGTGGCCGCCAGTGCTCGCAAGTTTCGACCGGACACCACCCACACAGCGGGCTGGATTTGGCGTTCCATATACCATTTTCCAAAGCCCCCTCCAAGCGGTCTAGCTCGTCGTTGAACACAGACATGTAGGTGGCTAGGTGCTCTCGGTAATGGGTCTTCTTCGGAAACTCGTTGCTCACCACGAAGGCTAGGCCTGACTTGATCTTCTGCACCTCCGGCATGTGCACGAACACAGCGCCTGCCATCAGATCGAGCTGGTGCATGTCTGCGTACTTGGCGTTCTTGCCGGTCTTGTAGTCGATCATGTGGGCGGTATCGCCGTCCACGATCAACAAGTCCACGATCCCACGCCACCATACGGCCTTATCGAAGAAGCTACAGGGCTCCAAGTCACGGGTAACCCCAAGCCTTAACTCGCAGTGCTTTTCCCCAGGAAATTGGGCCAGTGCTTCCACAGCGGGTCGCATGACCTTGTATTTCCCAGGGATCGGCGTTCCGTGTTTGATGTAGTGTTCAGCAGCAGCGTGAGCTTCTTCACCAAAAAGAGCCTCGGCCCCTTGAGTATCCTTGACATCCTTAGCCACCTTGAGGTGGTAGTACTTCTTCGGACATTGTGAAAAAGTCTTGATGCTGCTGTACGACCACGATGGCATTAGTTTTTAACTTTCAAAGAGCGGATTTCCGCCCAAGGATTGTACCAAGCCATAGCTTCCCCCGCAGTTTGCCTTACAGACGATCAGCCACCAGCTTAGCATAACCCGCGATATCGAGGAAGTTATCCTTGTGCGTCGGGTTGCCGTACACGACACGCCCCATCTTATGGGCGATCATCTCCATGCTCTCACGCATGTCAGCGTCCATGGCTTCCCAGCTGGGGCTGCTCCGCATGAGGTACTTCACACCCTGAATGAACTGCGCCTTGCTGGCGTAGTCACCGTAGTCGTTGCCACGCTCGGTCAGGACCGTGTCTACGCTGTTGTCCTCGGGGACAAACTCGGGCGCGGCTGGCTGTCCCTTGAGCTGCATCTCCCTATGTACAGCCCACGCATGACCATAGAGCATGCCCACCGTCTTCGCGGTTTCGGTAATGCTGTAGCCCCGCTCCAGCAGTTTGCGCGCCAAGGCGCTCTTCGTCAGTTTACGCTTAGTCATTGTTTGCTCCTTACTTCAGATTGCCACCGCTCTTCAGGATATCACCGTCGTATGTGTACGTGCCGGTGTGTGTCAGGCGGACAAAGGGGTGGGCGTATACTTTGCCGCCGTGCTTCCGCCACAGCTCACAGAAATGGTAGTCCTCCGACAGAAGGGCCCCGCTCTCGTCGATACTGGTAGCGAAATATTCGTGGGTGAGGGGTTTAGCGTACTCACCCGTATCTGGGTCTTGGAAGGATGACACTCGGTAGGTCGGCACATGCGGTGCAAGATGCTCGAACACACCGCGCTTGATAAGCATGAAGCCAGTGCCGCCATGGCGGACCTCGATGCACCCGCTCTCGTCGGACTCAGCGTCTGCGCCGCCAACCATGTTGAACACGAACGCCCCAGCGTGATGCTCTAGCTCATCCAGCTTGCCTGCGCTTGCAGCGCGCTTGACGCTATCCCAGTTCACTTCCTTCTTGGGGTAGATACCGCAAGCGATGTCTCGGTCAGTGAGCATAAGCTGCGCCACTGCGTCCCCGTCGAAGCCGATGTCAGCGTCGATGAACATCAGATAATCGTGACCGCTCCCCAGGAACACACGCGCCAGCTCGTTACGGGCGCGGGTGATAAGGCTCTCGTTGGTGATCTGGCACCACGCCACATGCACCCCCAGCTCACGCATCTTGGCGACCGTGAACAGCAGACCTTGCACATACGCACCTGTGCACATGCCACCGTACATAGGGGTAGCAATCATCAGGCTCGGGCGCTTGGCCTCGACCGGCTTCACCTTGATTTCGTCACTCACTTCATCTGCTCCTTCTTGTGCTGGTATACCTGCCGCGCAGCGGCGGCGAGGGTCACGCCGAAATGTTCAGCAATCTCCTCAAAGGGCTTACCAGCTACGTACATATCCCAAGCCACCTGCCGCTTTTCAGGCGTCCACCAGCCAGCAGGCTTGCGGGGGCGACTGACAATGTTACCCGTCACTTCTTACGCACCGCAAACTGGCGACCGATGTGAACGATGTCGAGTGATTCCGCAAAGGTGTTCACAAAGAAGTCCGTAGCTAGCTTAGGACGGTGGAGGATGTCGCGGCTCTCACCCCACAGGTAATCGTCGAATACCATCAAGCCACCCTGCTTCAGCAGCGGCCATGCCATACACGCATCGGTCAGCACGTCCTTGGCGGTATGGCTACCGTCGATGTAGATGAAGTCGTACAGGTTTTTACCATCGACCCAGTGCGCCAGCTTACCCGCCAGAAACTCGGTGGACGTAGCCTTGTACTTGTAGACGCGGTTGTTGGTCCTATCCGGCCCGTCACTTGCGAACCGTGTGTGCCCCCAGCTACCCTCGCGGCTACGGTGAAGCGCCGAATTGCAGTTGAGCGCCGCGATGATGTTGTGGTCGAACCGATCTTCGATACCCTGCACGGTCTCAGCGCTGTGCTCCTCGCTGCCCTCCCACGTATCAACGCAGTCGATCCAATCGCCAGGGTTCATCATATTCTCAATGATCCAGACGGCGCTACGGCCCTCGAACGAACCGATCTCAAGGAACGACTTACGTTCCGGCAGCAAGCCCTTTAGCTGCTCCCACACTGGGATGTTGAAGCTGAACCAGTCTTGCGTGAATTTGTAGTCAGTCATATTCTTAACTCCCGTGTGGGGCATCTGCTGCCCAAAGGATTTCGCTTACACGCACCTCAAGGCCGCGATCATTACCGCCGATCTGGTGGGTGTGGTTGAATGATGTTTTGTAGGCCTGCGAACCGGAATGTATATCTTGGAAATGCAGAACAGCCCACTCATGGTTGTGCCCAAACGCGGTCGCATACTCGAAGTATATAACCGTACCGTTTTTGAGGCCTAAAGCATAGTCGTAAGGGTCGTAAGTACTCTTTATCAGGGCAGGGGGCCAACCTGCGGCGGTAAGTTCGCGAGTGTTGTTTTGATACTCGGTATCGTGTAGCTTACTATTCAGCTCAAAAATCTGCTTCTTGAGCTTATCAATTTCATCGTCCATTGGTTTGCTCCTTTCATCAGCCCCCGTAGGAGGGGCCCATCTTGCTCTCACAGTTCAACGGCAACGCCGTTGCCCACTTTGGGCGGATACGCATACACTGCTCAACGAACGCACGGGCTTCATCGCGTGAGCTAGCGGGCGCTAGCGCACCCACAGCGTCATGCACGGTCATCACCACACGGTAGCGCCGCGCGACCATCAGCATCTGCTCACCGATCACGATGCGGGCCAGGGCCTGACAGATATTCTCGACGGCCTTCCCACCATAGATGCGGTTAGGGATGACGGCCTTACCCTTCTTCTGATCGTAGACCATCTCGGTCTTGCCCTCTGGGGTTCGCACCGTGCGTAGGTTGGGATACTTGATGGAGAGGCCGTTCGGCAGCTTGATACCGTCCGCACCGCACACCGTCAGCACACCGTCACGACCCAAGGGGGCAGTCTGGTTGCTGGCCATGGCGTCGAGTGCGCTCCCAGCTTGCCGCCACAGCTTCGGGATTTGCGCGTAAGCCTCCCGATACACCTCGATGATGCGCTTGCATTCGTCCAGTTCCATGTCCACGCCAAAGGTCTTCAACTGCGCCTTGAACTTGGCCGCCCCCATACCGTAACCGCAACCCAAGATGGTGGTCTTACCCACGAACCGCTGGCCGTCCGCCACCTCTTCGACAGGCACATTGTAAATGGATGACGCCATGATCTTATAGACATCCTCACCGGCATCGAAGGCGGCCACGAGGTCATCCTGTCCAGCAAGCCAGGCCAAGGTGCGCGCTTCGATCTGGCTGCTATCGCAGTCGATGAACGCATAGCCCTCGGGTGCCAGCATGGCTTTCTTCAGCGGTGACTTGCGTGGGAGATTCTGGAGGTTGACCTTGTCGTCGCCACCCCAGCGCCCCGTGTGTGCAGCGTAATAGCGCAGCGGAACAGGCAACGCACCACGCTCCGCAATCTTGATAAACCGCTCGGTGCGTGTCTCCTCAAGGGTGGACTTCACCCCTAGCCGCGCAGCGACAATGGCCTGCACCTGTGGGTTCTCATGCTCCAGCAATTCCTTGAACGCCTCGTCGTTCTTGGCAAACGCAAAGGTCTCCTTGCCTGTGGTTGGGCTGATCTTCATGGGCGGCACAACACCGTGGAACGTCAGCAGCTCGGCCAGCTTGGGGTTGCTCATCAGGTCGGCCTTCTCGTAGTTGAGCTTGGCCATGAGAGCTTCCTTCTGGGCTTGGACATTAGCCAAGTGGTCGGTCAACACCTGCTTATCCAGGACGAGGGCCGGCTCAGAGAACATTCGGATGGTCAGGTCGATCAGACGAAACTCCACTGACGGGAAGCCCTCACCAATGCGCTTGAACAGCTTGTACGTCAGCTCCACGTCGTTGATGCAGTAGTCGCCGTAGGCCGCCAGTTCTTCCGCCGTGAAGTCCAGTCGCCCCTTGCCCAGCGCGTTGACAACCTCGGTGCCCTTGACGCCCAGCCCATACCGCTCGACGGCTCGTGCCAGGCTATTGCCAGCATCCGGCCCATCCAGTGCCCGCAGCATGGACAGGGTATCCACAATGCGCTTGGGTCGGATGTCGAACCGCCAGTTCATGATGGCCATATCGAACATCGCGTTGTGCGCGATGGCGATGCTGTTGGCCCAGTCGAACCTATCCAGCCAAGCCTTGGTCTGCTTGACTGTGCCGGAGAACCACTGCGCCGGCTCGTCGTCCACCTTTACGGATACGCCGATAGCCTCAAAGCGCGAGTCACGGACATACTCCTCCGTTGTGATCTTCGACAGGCTGAACTGCTGGCTGTAGTAGGTCTCGAAGTCTACGGTCAGGATGGTCATTTTGCTACTCCTTGTGGTCGCACCCAGCGCCTGCCGCGCTTTTCGTGTAGGACTAAGCTGACCGGCCCGTCCTGCCCGTAGACCCATGCGTAGTGCTGGCCCAATATCAGCGCTCCATCCACCGTATCGGCGTACGCCTGCGCCACGACGTACCCGTCCTGCGTGACGCGCGCTCGGTATTCGGTCATACCCATTACTCCCCATCGCGGTCGATGGCCCGCTTAATCAGTATGTAGCTAGGGGCTACAATCAGTGCGACCACCGTCCAGAAAAGTATCGGGTCATGCATCGGCCTGCTCCCTCGCTACCGTTGCCTTGGCCTGCCACAGGTGCGCCTTGGCGCGCTCGGACAGCACCACTGGTCTCATTGCCCCGTCAGGGTATCGCCAGTAGAACCTACGGTTGTGGATCACCACGTTTGCGTCTCTGCTAGAACGGCGTTCGGCTGTCATGCCACCCTCCAGCAGCGGGCCACGTTGTTCTCACGATCGGTTCGCACCGTGAACTTGCCACCATATTTGCGCGCGTAGGCCGTCATGGCGGCGTTGAGACGCCCCACAGCCTTGTCACCGTTACGGAGCATGACACCCACCAGGGGTATGGTGAAGCTATCCCCAACCCGAAGCTCTGCGAACGGGTACTTGCGTGGACGCCCAACAGCCACGGGCGGCATGGGGATGCGTTCTTCAATCTCAATCATGCTGGACTTCCCTTAGTGACAGTTCCCTTATCCCCCCACTGCTCGGCCATAGCCTCGGCAATCCCTTTGAACGTGGTGCTACGAAGCTTCCACCGGTCGGCACTGGGTGGGAGGTAGTGCAGGCGCTGGCGCTGGTTGTCAGGTAGCGCATCCATCGCAGCCTTGACGTTGTTGGTCGGCACCAGAGGCGGCAGATTCTTCAGCCACAGGCACGTTGCCTTCTGCTCCATGTGGCCAAACATCCACGGCTGCACCAATTGCGTTTGCTTGACCCCACCGATCCGCTCCTTCGCATACTTGTGCATGATCGGGTTCTCAATGGCGATGCGCGGCACAGGTGCGTCAAGCAGCTCGCGGAAAAACTCAGCTGCCTCGTCCAGCTTCTCCCAGCGTGACGGGTCTTTGTGCAGCCACGCTACCCCACTGTTGGTGAGGTAGGTGCAGGGCGGGTGGGCAATCATCAAGTCCCAACCATGCCCGTGTGCAAGCACTAGGGCATCACCTTGGATGTGCCACTGGGGATCACCATCAGTCGGCAGCAGGTCGCAAGACCAGGCGTCATGCCCACGCGCACGGAACGCATCGCGAACCGTGGCGCTATATTCGCAGGCGACCAGAACCTTCACCTCAAACCCCCGTAAGTTCTGGCGTAGACGTGGTGGCCACCGTGTTCAGAAAGGGAATAACCGGCTGCTCACCACGCAAGGCAGCGTAGGCTAGCTGCACCTTGGCAGTGTTGATGATCTTGCCAGCCGTGTTGTTGATCTCGGCTGCCTGCTTTAAATCCATGTCCCCATCACGCAGCTTGTCGAACACTTCGATCAGGCTGTCGCGGATGTCGGTAATGTTAGTCATTGGTTTGCTCCTTGGTTGATGAACTTTTTAATCTTGGTTATGAGTTCGAGGGCTTCATTTAGCTGTTTACTATGCCCCCCGCCCTTCCAGCTTGGGTGTGTAGGGCCCTCCATTATACCGTGTATCTCTCGATACTTCATTATGTTGCGCGCTCTGAATGCGTTAAGACACTCAGACGAACAGCATAGGTGGGCGTCAGGATGATACTTGCGATGTGTCCGTTGGTTCAGTGACGGAGTAAAAACCGTTTTGCACTCATGGCATGAAGCATCGTCGTAGTATCCTGACGCTATCAGTTCTGCGGGCCGGTACTCTCTCCTAGTAAGTACCTGTGATTTCTGCGCGGGAGACTTCTTGTTTAGATTTTTCCAGCATGACTCACAGCAAAACCTGGTGTCGGTACCCTTTGCAAGCCACCTTGAACGCTTTTGGCTCGTTAACGGCACATCTGCACCGCAGAGTATGCAAGGTACGCTTTGCGGTACACTTGCTCGGCGTTCCTGTTCTTGCCTCCACTTGATACGGCGTTCCTCTTTCGCTTCCTTGGTGTAATGGCCGTTTTTCCATTGTGAGTGTGCAGGGCCTGTCCGCTTGTTGTTATGGTTATATGCAACCAAGCGATCCCTAGCAGCCTTTTGAGCCGGTGACCCCCATGGAGGCATCTTACCCGACTCCCACCGTGCCCGAGAATGTTGACCACGCGACAGGTGAAGGCACGGCTTTGAGCAGTAGACTGTTCTGGCCGCCCGAATGTTTTCACGCTGCTTTACACTAGGCGCAAACTCTGCGCTGCACACGCCGCACGTAGCCATCACACGCCCCCCTTCATGTCACGAACTAGGGGGCGCACCATCTCCCAGTTCTCCTCGTTAGCCACCACAGCCACACCGCCAGCGAGGCGGATGCTCTCGATCTCACGGGTTTGCAGCGCGGTCGGCCTGTTAGCGCCTGCCTTGCACTCAATGGCGAGGAAGCGACCGTTCACACAGGCGATGATATCCGGCACCCCACTGCGACCGTAGCCGTGCGTGGCAGGGAAAAAGTAGTACGCGCCCTCGCTCTTGAGGACGGACTCCACCTTAGTTTTTATGCGCTTTTCTGGTGTTTGCGCCATGAGTTTGCTCCTCTTGGTTGGGTGTTCCTACCCTTTTTATATTGGTTGTCAAGCGATACCCGTGCGCTCCCTCGCATAGGCAATCAGCACCTCGCGCATCTCGGCACTCGGATTGCGGAACCGTTTGTAGAAGTCGAGGATATCCTGGGGGAGGCGCATGGTGACGTGCGTCATGCGTGGAGGGGTGAGCGGTGCGAGATGTGCGAGATGTGCCTTGTTCATTGTGTGTCCTTCATCAGTAGGTGACGGTCGAGGCGGTCAAGCACCTCGGTAACGTCAGAGAGCAGACGCGCTGCTTGGTTGGATTCGGGTACGCCATCGACGATGTTCCAGTCGGCGTGATTGTCGAGGTAATCGTAGACACCGCACAGTGCGCTGTGGATGTCGATCAGAAATGTGCGGTGGATGTCGGGCATCTCATCTGCTCCCTCAGTGTATCGGCGGCAGCGGTGAGCGGATACCAGGAATGTCAATCCCTGCGCCGTCCAATGCCCGTATCAGTGACGTTATGAGGTGAGCATGGTTCATCGTGATATCGATGATGTCTTGCATCGCCTCGGTCAGGGATTCGATGGTTTCCTCTTGCGCGTTGTCGTCGTGCATCTTCAGTCCTCCCGTGTGTCATAGCGGTAATCACCATAGGCAGCTTCAGCGTCCATGATGTCCTCACTGACCCGTTCGTGGGCGTACTTGATGATGGCTATGTCCTCGGCGTCTGTGGTCTCGATGCTGTAGCCGTTGTGCCGCACGTCCTCGATTCGCAAGTCATCGCCATCAGTCTCATAGATCACCTCGACCTCCCAGACCTCGTCCCCCCGCTCCAGCTCGTAATCGAAGTGGAGGGTGTATCGCCCGCTATATGCACCGTAGCCGTTCATGTGCTTGCTCCTCAGTTGCTATCCCAGTGGTGGTAGCCCGCGCCGTTGTCGCCACGGCCCCTGTCGTAGGCGTCCTCGCGTTCCTCGTCGGCCCGCTCCACCAGCACCATCGCAAGCTCCTGCCAGTTGGTGTCGGTGTCGGTGCCGTACTTCACCCAACGCTTCAGGCCTTCCCAAGGCAGGGTGCGGAAGTAATCACGATCCTTCTTAGTCATTGGTTTGCTCCTTCTTCGTTAGGCCCAGCGCATACAGGCGCTGGCGCAGGTGGTTGGGGGCAAAGCCCCACAGGCCAAGCACGTTTCGACCATACAGAGCGCACTCCTTGTTAAGCTCTGCCTCAAGGGCGCGTAGCTGTGCCTTGGCCTCGTCGTACTGGTGCAGCAGCGTGAACACTTTGAGTTCGTCGGTCATGGTTTGCTCCTCAGTAGATTTCGATCTCGCGGCGGATACCCAGGCGATACTCACGGTACATCGAACCGCCGCCCTCTGTGTCGTCGTTGTCCTCGCCGATCCGCACCATCTCCCAGTGCGCCCTGTGGGTTGCGTGTTCCTCGGTGTTGAACGCTTCCTCGAACTCCCGCACCGCAGCCCATGCTGATTGGACATATTCGTAATCGTCGTACCACTTCACATCGTCGTACTTCACGGTCACTAGTGGGTGGTCGTCGTATTCGAAGATGCTGCACCAGGCTTTCGGCCAGTGCTTATCAATCCATGCCGCAATCTCGCTGGTCTCTGTTTCGCCCGCTGGGTAGAAGGCGAACATCACATCACTACGGTAGCCCATCTTGCTTCTCCTCAAGCCATCATCAGGATGAAAACACAGGCGACCAGTGCGGCCACCACGAAAACGGATTGCACGGGGGTCTCCATGTTACTGCTCCCCCCGCGCACGGATGGCAGACTGGAAGTCCTCCTCGTTCTCCACCACGTTCCAGCGGGCGATGAACGCTAGCAGCCACTGCCAATGCTCCCCCACCACCAGAAGTAGTTCGTCGGCTGACATGAGGGGCAGGTTGTTCGTGTCGCAGTACTCAGTCAGCAGGTCAGTCAGTGCCTCGGTGCTGTTGCTACGCACGATGTCGTCGAAGTCTGTCATCTGTGTCATGTGCTTGCTCCTCAGTTGGCGAAGTAGATTGCCTTGGCCTCTTCAACCGGCAGGTCAGACAGGTAGGTATAGGTGGGATACTTGGCCTTCATCACATCCAGCACCATCCAGTGCGTCTGTGGTTTCTGTACAGCCAGCTCCCAGACGCCAGCCACGTCAGGCTTGGTGAACAGCACCTTGGCCTTCATGGCGCGGGCGAAATCCTTGTCGCGCAGCCACTGGTTGACCAGATCACCGCAGACCATTTCCAGGTTTTGCTCAAGGGTCATGCCGTAGGCTTCATACGGTTTGTAGGTCTCGCCGATTAAGGTGTTGAGGGTCTCAATGTCGGCATAGCCGCGCCCGCCCTCGCCGTGGAACTCATCCGGCCCGCCGTGGCCACGGTTGGACACAGTCCCCCAGCGTTCACCGTCCACATACAGGACAGCCGTGTAGCAGTGGGTCTCCTCGCTGAAGTGTGCAACGCGCTTGATGTTGGACAGCGCGATGTGCGGTGCCTTGGTCAGTGTGATCGTCATATGCTTGCTCCTCGGTTGTGCGGGTTGCTCCCGCTGCTAATTGTGTGACACGCTGTGTGTCACAGGTCAATGGGGTTTTTTACATTAGGCTTCGCTTGTGTCTTCCTGCTGCGATTCGATGAAGTCCCAACCGGCCGCGCACATGCGCTGCTCGACCTTGTCGGGGTTGACCCCATCCAGTTCCTCTGGGTCAAAGGCACACACCGCAAACCCAGCATCACGCAGCAGTTTGAGCGCATCCAGAATCTCGTTGGTGTAGGTGAACATCACTTCTCTCCTTTTATGACAGTTCCCTGCCCTCGACGCCCAGCGCCTCGGATATCCAGGCCATTGCGGTCTTCACGTCATCAACACGGGCGGGGTTCGGCTCAGTGTCCTCCCAGTCCCAGATGGCCTCCCACAGCGTGTCCAGCCATGATGCGGGGTTGTTCGCATTGGGTTTCATCTCACTCTCCTTTCCTGGTTTTTAGTTGTGGGTGTCGGCCATCTTGGTGACGTAATGCACGGGGCGTTCGTACCGGCCCGCACTGTCGCGGGTGACGCTAACCCAGCGGCCGCCACTGGCAAGGCCCACTGTCTGCCCATAGTTGATGTTCACGCCCAGCGGCCACAGTTCGGTCAAGGCCTCGCTGTCCAACGCCTCGTTCAAGGTATCGAACCAGTTCTGCCCCGTGCGGTTCAGGTCAATCACGCGCATCTCACTCTCCCTTTGGTTTGTCGTGGCCACGCAGCAGGGCGTGGATAAGCTTTGCCTCTTTCTTTCCGATCGGTTGGCGGCTGGCCTTGATGGCGCGGTTCACCGCTGTTTCGTTATAGTTGGTCATGGCTTAGGCTCCAGATCAGTGAGGAAAGCGGCTGTGAAGTGGCTGATGTTGTCATCAGTCCGGATGTTGGCGATGCCATCGCTAATCCGGTCAATGGTTCCGGTGCGGTCGTTGCTGATAATCCGCACCTTGTCGCCAAGGTTAAACGTGTTGGTCATGGCGTTAGGCTCCCCCAACAGTTCGGCCAACAGTTCATCATCGCTCAGGTTGGCCAGCACATCATCCAGCGTCATTGCGGGGTCAGTGATGCCGTAAAGCAGCCAGTTTGTGTTGGCCCTGCCACCGGCCTTGTCGGCCTCTTGCATGGTGGCGAAGCCGCCCACGGTGTGGATGATGCCTTCATCACCCCACAGTTCATAAGCAAACTTGCCGGTGGCGTTTGCGTCCTTGCCTGTTGACCAGCCCATGATGTTCACTCCCTCGTTGATGTTTCTAAGCTAACCCGTGTGCCACACGGCGTCAAGGGTAAAATCGAAAACTGATCGAAAATAATTTAAGTGTCTGATTTCGCAGGGTTGTTATGGAAAGTGTAAGGTATGTAAGGAAAACGGCAAGGGGTTCTTACATTAGTTTTGCGGGGAAAACGCAACAAAACCAGTGGGGTAGTAGTATAGTAAATAGTTTTGTAAAATAGTAGGATTGTAAAAACGGAAATACGCCAGACTTTTTTTGTCGCACCCATCGCTGTGCCACACAAGTGCGAGCCAGTTTCGCCGAAACCGAAAAAGTTGAAATCCCGCTCACACCCGTCTTACATTCCTACAGTTCTTACACCATTGAAATCATTATCTTTTTTTCTTACACAACATCTTACACAACCCCCATTTCTTTACGTTTGTTTTTCCTGTTGCCACGAAAACCGTAGCGTGTTAGTCGTGTGTTCACGACCTCGGGAAGCCGGAACCGCCGCCCACCTATGACGGTTCCCGCCCACGCCTGGCTCCAGGCCAACGCCGTTCCTGTGGGGCTGGCAATGCCAGCCCCCCTCCCCTCAATGCCGCGCAATCTGAACCGACACGCGCGCCTTGCTAGCCGTTCCCATGCAAGCCCGACACGTGGCGCAATTGGTCACGGCCGCCTTTTCTTTGCTGGCAGGGCAAACGGTTTCTAGGCCTTTGACGTTTTCAAATGGCTTGGCGGTGACGCGAAACGTCCGAAACCCGCGCTTATGTGCGGCCAGCATATCGGCCAAGCTATCGGCACTGGCCATGACAAGCCGCGCCCAATCGATACCGGCCGCGCGCCATTGGTGCGTGTATCCCGTCCAACCTAGTGCCTTGCTAGCGGCCGCTTGCCATATGCCTATAGGCGCGGCGAAGGGGTCGCCATAGGAACCAAAGCGAACCATCCGGCCCTCGCATAGGCTGGCAATGTCGGCCATAGTGGCGCGGGGATATATGCCGCGCTGATACCCATTGTATACCGACAAGGGGGCTTGGAACGTCTTCACATAGCAGGGGACAAAGGCCTCACCGCTAGCCGTCACAGTCTCCCGCATAGCCGGCCGGTGTGGGCATTGGCCGCAAATGCTAGCGTCATCGCCAGACTTAACCGCATGGTGTGGCGCGATATCCGATCGGATAATCCATGTCTGTATCATGTCGCCAGTCTTGGCGTTTGCGCTGCTATTCGCAAAGCCCGTGGCAATCACCACGATAGGCTGGCCGTCAATGCCGCTAGGGCCTTCATACAGAATATAACCGTTTGGCTTGGACATGGTAATTACTCCCGTGTGGTTTGATTAGTACTTAGCAACCTTGCCCAATTGCTTAAGGGTGGCGGATACTAGGCCGTGATCGTCCGGCATATCGCCAAGGCCCAAAAGATCGAGCGCGGCATAGACGGCACTGAATGTATCACGTTCGGGGTGGCGGGCTTTGATATCGCGGGCAACACGCACCAACACGGTGACGGTGTGAAGCGATTTAGCGAGCGGTTTGTTCATGATGTTACTCCCGTGATGTGATTAGCGGATGACGACTAGTTCGGACGCAAGGAAAGCTTGCTCAAAGCCGCCAGTATCCGGCTTGACGTTAAACCATTCATCTTTGCCGATGACGCAAATGTCGGCAATCTTGCCACGCAAACCGTTGATCGTGATGACGTTTGCGCCCTTGCGCTTTGCTTTGTGCGATGTGGTCAACATGGTGATTACTCCCGTTTGATCTTTGTATCGGAGGCCGCAGGTTGCACCGTGTCGCCGTAGCAGTCCGGTGCGGTGTTTGGCCGTTCGATGTTCCAAAGCTAGCCGGATGTGGCACACGTGGCAACAAGAAAATGAAAGAAACCCGAAAATAATTTATAACCCGTTGAGATCAAACGAAATAAATCTTCGCTCTCATCGTGGCGCGACCGAAACGCTACCTAGCCAAAAGCAGATGACGCGCGTGGGCGCCGCGTGTGTCGCGTGTGTCGCGTGTGTCGCGTGTGTCGCGTGTGTCGCGTGTGTCGCGTGTGTCGCGCATTACGCGCGCCTGGCGTGTGGGGGTGTGCGCCCGCGCGCGCCTGGACGCGCACCCACCCGCCCCCGACCCCCCCTGTATGGCTTTGGAGTCCCAGCGATTTACATACATAGTATTATGCACAGCCCCCCACGCACTTTTCCAAACCAGCGACCCCCACCCCCCTTCTATTAGGAAGACCCCCCGTCAGGAGTCCCAACCTCCCCTTGCCCCCGTAGGGGGTATATTATATAACCGTACTGCGCCTCGCCCCCCGTCCTCTCCCCGTGGTGTGCTGCGGATAATCGGAATAAACGTCGTCTGACCCACGACGGGCGCTCCAGCTTGCTTCTTGGCGGCATTTCGGTATAGCCCTCGCTCCCTCCCCTAGCGGGGTAACCCGGATGATCAGCAGCATCGCCCGCTGCTGGGGGGCCGGACCCACTTTACAAACTCCCCCGTACGCCCTTATAGGCAAGGTCTGCTCCCACAAACCGGACGCTGCGCATGCCCATTGCCAAGATCGAACCCACGGATAAGCATCCCATCCCGTACTCGCTGGATGCTGATGAACCCGAGGATTATCTGACGCAGGTGCTGATCGCAGGGAATACCGCCGATGTACTTGAGCAGCTTGGTGCCCCCCTCGAAGTCGACGACAGCACGTTCCATAAAGAGAAGGCGCTGATTGATGCGGCGTTGAAGGGGAAGAACCCAGACGCCTTGCGGCAGTATCCGGCAGCGGTAGCTGCATCTGCCTTCGTTAAGCGGTATGGAAGCAGCATCGCGCATGAAGTGTCCGAGGTGCGCACGGCTTTGACCAACAAGCTGCTTGAAATTGCCGACTGCGGAGACACCAAGCACGAACTGCGTGCGATTGAGCTGCTGGGTAAGCACGTCGATATCGGCCTGTTCACCGAGCGCAGCGAGATCAACATCAACTACAAGGACCCCGAGAGCCTGGAGAAGGCAATCAAGGAGCGGGTCAAGCGGTTGCTGAACGCAGACATTATAGACGTGACGCCTGTCGGGATGGACCTCGACGAGGAGCTAGGCGTCTTCGAAGGTCCCGACGAAGAGCCGGAGGGTGACGAGCCCGATGCTTGACGACATCTCCCTCGTAGACATCCCCAAGATACTCCACAAGCTGCCGCCGCGCGAGCAAGAGCTCTTGCTGGCTGAGCTGGACAAGTTGGCCGAGATGAAGCAGCGCAAGCTGTCTCAGACCAAGTTCCTTGCCTTCGTGAAGGAGGTATGGCCCGCGTTCATTGCTGGGAGGCACCATGCGAAAATGGCGGATGCGTTTGAGCGGGTGGCTCGGGGCGAGTGCAAGAGGCTTATTATTAATATGCCTCCTCGCCACACTAAGTCTGAGTTTGCCTCTTATCTATTGCCTGCTTGGTTTCTGGGGAAGTACCCGCACAAGAAGATCATCCAGTGCTCCCACACAGCTGAGCTCGCCGTTGGTTTCGGTCGTAAAGTCCGTAACTTGGTTGATACGGATGCCTACAAAGCAATTTTCCCTGATCTTGCGCTGGCATCCGACTCCAAGGCAGCAGGACGGTGGAATACCAACAAGCAGGGCGACTATTTCGCTATCGGTATTGGTGGTGCCGTTACCGGTAAAGGGGCCGACGTCCTCATCATCGACGATCCACACAGCGAGCAAGAAGCTGCGCTGGCCGAAGTGAACCCAGATATATACGACAAGACCTACGAGTGGTATACTTCGGGCCCCCGTCAGCGTCTGCAACCAGGTGGGTCCATCGTCATCGTCATGACACGGTGGTCGAAGCGAGACCTGACGGGCCAGATTATCAAAGATGCGGCGGCCAACGAGAGCATTGGCGAGTGGGAAGTCATTGAATTTCCAGCAATTTTGCCCAGCAACAACCCGCTGTGGCCCGAGTTCTGGGAGTTGGATGAACTTCTGAAGGTTAAGCGCGACGTCCCTAACAGCAAGTGGATGGCGCAGTACCAGCAGAACCCCGTGTCTGAGTCTGCTGCTATTATTAAACGTGAGTGGTGGAAGACGTGGGAGCGCGAGAACCCACCCCAGTGCGACTTCCTGCTACAAAGTTGGGACACGGCCTTCGAGAAGACGCAGCGAGCGGATTACTCGGCGCAGACCACATGGGGTGTGTTCTACCACCCAGACGACAACGGTATAGATCAGGCCAACATCATCCTGCTGAACGCGGCGCGTGACCGCGTGGAGTTCCCTGCTTTGAAGCAGTGGGCCATCGACGAGTATAAAGAGTGGGACCCAGATAGCGTCATCATCGAGAAAAAGGCGTCAGGGGCACCGCTCATCTACGAGATGCGGTCCATGGGCATACCCGTGCAGGAGTTCACCCCGACAAGGGGTAACGACAAGATCAGCCGTCTGAACGCTGTGGCGGACATATTTGCCTCTGGACGGGTGTGGGCCCCAGCAACGCGCTGGGCTGAAGAAGTCATTGACGAGGTGGCTGAGTTCCCTGCGGGTAGCCACGATGACTTTGTCGACACCGTCTCCATGGCGATGCACAGGTTCCGGCGCGGGGGCTACGTGACTACTGCGCTAGACGCAGACGACGAACCGCTGTATTTTAAAAGCTCACGCAGGCAGGGTTATTACTAATGGCAATTGACAAGGCTCTTAACGCCGCCCCCACTGGCTTGACTGCTATGCAGCCGTCGCTGGACATCGACGAGCTCTACGCTGAGCCGAACGAGCCTGAGATCGAGATCGAGATCGAGCTCGACTTGGACGACGAGGGGGAAGAGGACGAAACGCCTCCGGGGTTTGACGACAACCTTGCCGAAGACATGGACGACGGGCAGCTGACCGAGCTGGCGGGTGACCTGCTGGGTGAGTTTGATGAGGACATCAGCAGCCGCAAGGACTGGATACAGACCTACGTCGACGGCCTTGAGCTGTTGGGTATGAAGGTCGAGGACCGCACCGAGCCGTGGCCCGGTGCCTGCGGTGTGTACCACCCGCTCCTGTCTGAAGCTCTGGTCAAGTTCCAAGCTGAGACCATGATGGAGACGTTCCCAGCACAGGGGCCGGTGCGGACGCAGATCATCGGTGAAGAGACGCCAGAGACGCGTGACGCCGCCCAGCGTGTGCAGGCGGATATGAACTACGAGCTCACCGACGTCATGACGGAGTATCGGCCCGAGCATGAGCGGATGCTGTGGGGTCTGGGCCTGTCAGGTAACGCCTTCAAGAAGGTCTACTACGACCCGAGCTTTGGCCGTCAGACGGCTATGTATATCCCCGCCGAAGATGTGGTGGTGCCTTACGGTGCGTCCAACCTTGAGACGGCAGAGCGCGTCACCCATGTGATGCGTAAAACGCCTAATGAACTCAAGAAGTTGCAGTCAAAGGGCTTCTACCGCGAAGTCGAGATGGCTGACCCCGTCGACAGCTTCGATGAGGTTGAGAAAGCCATCGCGGAGAAAATGGGCTTTCGAGCCAGCTCTGACGACCGCTACAAGCTGCTGGAAATGCACGTCGACCTCGTGCTTCCGGACGACGAGTTTGCCAAGGACGAGTCCAAGGCCGGCATCGCCGTGCCTTACGTAATTACCATCGAGAAGTCGTCGCAGACCATCCTCGCTATCCGTCGTAACTGGAACCCAGACGACGAGATGAAGCAGAAGCGCAACCACTTCGTGCACTACGCGTACGTTCCGGGGTTTGGCTTCTATGCCTTCGGTCTCATCCACCTCGTGGGTGCCTTCGCCAAGTCGGGCACCAGTCTTATCCGTCAGCTGGTCGATGCGGGTACGCTGAGCAATCTGCCCGGTGGCTTCAAGACCAAGGGTCTGCGGGTCAAGGGTGATGACACCCCCATCGCTCCGGCTGAGTGGCGTGACGTCGATGTGGCGTCAGGTACGATGCGCGACAACATCATGCCGCTGCCGTATAAGGAGCCCAGCCAAGTCCTCTACAGCCTTCTGGGTACCATCGTAGAGGAAGGCCGTCGCTTCGCTGGCGCTGCTGATATGAAGATCAGCGACATGTCGGGTCAGGCTCCGGTCGGCACGACGCTGGCTATCCTTGAGCGCACCTTGAAGACCATGTCGGCGGTGCAGGCGCGCATCCACTACGCGATGAAGCAGGAGTTCAAGCTCCTTAAGAACATCATCCGCGACTACACCTCGGACGACTACGGCTATAAGCCAGAGGTTGGCCCCAAGCGCGCCAAGCAGAGCGACTACGACAAGGTGTATGTCATCCCTGTGTCGGACCCCAACGCCGCCACCATGGCGCAGAAAATCGTCCAGTATCAGGCGGTTATCCAGTTGGCGCAGTCGGCTCCGGGCATCTACGACATGCCTTACCTGCACCGGCAGATGCTTGAAGTGCTGGGTATCAAGAATGCCCAGAAGCTCGTCCCGCTGCAAGACAGCGACGAGATGAAGCCCCGCGACCCGGTCAGCGAGAACATGGACGTCCTGAACATGAAGCCGGTCAAGGCGTTCATGTACCAAGACCACGAAGCGCACCTTGCCGTCCACATGGCGGCTGTTCAAGACCCGAAAATCCAGCAGATGGTGGGGCAGAGCCCCAACGCACAGACCATCATGGCGACTATGACGGCTCACATGCAGGAGCATCTGGCGTTCGAGTATCGCCGTCAGGTGGAAGAGCAGGCGGGCGTCCCGCTGCCGCCGCCCAATGCTGAGATGGACGAGAAGACCGAGCTGGAGGTGTCTCGCCTTGCCGCTGCCGCTGCCCAGCAGTTGCTCAGGAAGAACCAAGGCGAAGCTGCCCAGCAGCAGGCTCAGCAGGCGGCACAGGACCCAGTTATGCAGCTTCAGCAGGCCGAGCTGCAACTCAAGGCCGAAGAGCTTAGGCAGAAGGCGCAAAAGCTTCAGGTCGACGCCGCAGATAAGGCGGACAGGCTGGACATCGAGCGCGAGCGCATCGCCGCTCAGAAGGAGATCGCCGGTCTCAACGCTGGGGTCAAGGTTGCCACCGACAAGGCACGTCTGGCGTCAGACGAGCAGCTCGAAGGGCTGCGTGTGGGCGTCCAAGTTGCTCGTGAGAGCATGACGAGTGAGCAAAAGCCGGCTTAAACCCCGGCGCAGGGAGAGACTAAATGAGCAACGACATCTTCCGCCATCTGGCGAACAAGAACAACGAGGAGATCAAAATCCTCTCTGACGATTTGGCGCGTGGGCACGCCAAAGACCACGGGGAATACAAGTACGCCGCTGGCGTAATCCGTGGGTTGATGATGGCTAACAGCTTCATCGCTGAAACTGCCCACAAAATGGAGACTGACGATGACTGATACAGAGGACAAAACTCTGTTCGACGAGCTACCTACCCTCCGTAAAATGACCAATGTCGAGGCGGCTAACCAGCCGGTTGAAGACAAACCCAAGCAACTGCCGGAACCATCGGGTTATCGCCTTCTGTGCGCGGTGCCTGACGTCGAGGAGAAGTATGCCAGTGGTCTGTACAAGGCGGATATCACCCGACACCACGAAGAGCTGACCACCCCAGTGCTGTTTGTGCTGAAAATCGGCCCCGACGCCTTCAAGGACCCCAAGCGGTTCCCGAACGGTCCGTGGTGCAAGGAAGGTGATTTCATCCTGACCCGCCCGATGGCCGGTAGCCGTGTGAAAATCCACGGTCGGGAGTTCCGTCTTATCAACGACGACAGCGTTGAGGCTGTTGTGGACGATCCGCGAGGCATTTCGCGCGCCTAACGGGAGCGTTTTCCCGTACAAAGGAGAGAAGTGATGGCTACCAAGCCTATTGACGACGACATCCAGTGGGAAGTCGAAGCTGAAGACGACGAAAAGCCTCAAGTCGAAGTGGTCGACGATACTCCGGAGGCTGACAGGGGCCGTGAGCCCATGCCGAAGGAGATTGTCGAGGAGCTGGAGAGCGACGAGCTCGAAGAATACTCCGATAAGGTCAAAACCCGCCTCAAACAGATGAAAAAGGTCTGGCACGACGAGCGCCGAGAGAAGGAACGCGTCCAGCGTGAGCAGCAGGAGGCTCTGAACGCCGCCCATCGACTGCTGGAAGAAAACCGCCGCCTGAAAAAGACGCTGTCTGAAGGCGAGCAGTCACTTGTTGGCAGCTATAAGCAGACCGCCGAGTATGAAATCGACGCCGCCCGCAGGGCATATCGCGATGCGTACGAGTCTGGTGACGCTGACAAGGTCGTTGATGCCCAAGAAAAGCTCTCGCGGGCTACTTTGCGGCTTCAGCAGGTTGAGCAGTATCGACCTACTTTACAGCAGGAAGAAACTGAGGTAGACATTGTACCGCAGCAGGTGCAACAGCCCCGGCTCGACCAGAAAACGGTTACGTGGCAAGAGCGTAATACGTGGTACGGGACCGATCCGGAGATGACTGCGTCGGCTCTCGGGCTTCACCAGAAGCTCGTTAATGAACGTGGCCCGCAGTATGTGGGTTCCGACGAATATTGGACAGCCGTCGACACAACGATGCGCCGTCGATTCCCCGATTACTTCGGGGAAGAAGAGGCTCCGAAAACCTCTTCGCGCGAAAACAAGAGCGCGAATGTCGTAGCTCCTGCTTCACGCAGCCGGTCCCCCAAAAAGATTGTGCTGAAACAGTCCCAGCTGGCCATCGCCAAGAGGTTGGGTCTTACTCCCGAGCAATATGCTCGTGAACTCATGAAGACGGAGAACTAATATGGCTACTCGTGATACTCATTCCATCGACGACGTCATGGAAACTCTCGGTGAAGCGCGTGCGCCTCGCCAGACGCGTGAAGATACAAAGCGTGTCGAAGTTTGGGCCCCAGCGTCAACGCTGCCCGAGCCAGACAAGCAGCCGGGTTACGCCTATCGCTGGATTCGTGTTTCCACGAACGGTGAGAAGGACCCCCGGAACATTTCGGCCAAGCTGCGCGAAGGTTGGGAACCTGTTAGCATTAGCGAGCAGCCCAAGTTTAGCCTGATGGTCGATCCGGACAGCCGCTTCAAAGACAACGTCGAAGTCGCAGGGTTGCTGCTTTGCAAAGCTCCGATGGAACTGATGCGCCAGCGTAAGTCTTACTTCACTGGTAAAAATCAGTCTCAGATGGAGTCCGTGGACAACAACTTTATGCGCGAGAGCGATGCTCGTATGCCTCTCTTCCGTGAGAAGAAGTCATCGACATCATTTGGCAAAGGCAGATAACAGGAGCTAATTATGGCTTATCCCGCTGTTGAAGCCCCCTACGGGCTTCTCCCGATTAACCTTATCGGCGGTCAGGTGTTTGCCGGTTCCACCCGTCAGATTCCGATTGCTGTCAACTCGGCCACGGCCATCTTCTATGGTGACGTTGTCAAGCTGAACAGCGACGGTACTCTGGACAAGGACACCGGTACGAGCGCCGCTACCCCGGTAGGTGTGTTCCTTGGTTGCACCTACGTCGATCCGACGTTTGGTCTGACCTTCCGTCAGTACTACCCCGGTACCACGAACATCAACGGCATCACGGCCTATGTGCTGGACGATCCCGATGCGCTGTTCAAGGTCGCCGTGGTTTCGAGCGGCACCACCATGAGCTTTATGAACCGTACTTCGGTCGGTAATAACGCTGTTCTGGTGCAGAACTCGGGCCTGACGGCCACTGGTAACAGCCGCGTGGCTGTTAGCTCGACCACCGCAACCACTTCAACGTGGCCGGTGCGCGTTATCGACGTCATCCCCGACACCGCTAGGGCGGGTAACCCCGGTTCGTATACCGAGGTTATCGTCAAGTGGAATCAGGGTATGCACCAGTACCTCAACCCAACCGGCGTGTAAGGAGACTGAACAATGGCAATTTCGCGCGCACAGCTTCTTAAGGAGCTTCTGCCGGGTCTGAACGCCCTGTTCGGCCTCGAATACGCACGCTACGGCGAAGAGCATAAGCAAATCTTCGAAACGGAAAGCTCTGAGCGTTCGTTCGAAGAAGAAACCAAGCTCTCGGGCTTCTCGGCTGCGCCGGTGAAGAACGAAGGTTCGGCCATCGCTTATGACAACGCGCAGGAAGCTTGGACGGCTCGCTACAACCACGAGACGATTGCTCTCGGGTTTTCCATCACGGAAGAAGCCATCGAAGACAACCTGTACGACTCGCTGTCGGCCCGCTACACCAAGGCACTTGCTCGTGCCATGGCGTACACCAAGCAGACCAAGGCTGCGGCTGTCCTGAACAACGGTTTCGACGCCGATTATCCCGGTGGCGATGGCGTGGCTCTGTTCTCGGCTTCGCACCCGCTGGTTGGTGGTGGCACCAACTCGAACATCCCCAGCACTCCGGCTGACCTCAACGAAACCTCGCTTGAGGCTGCGGTCATTCAGATTGCTGCGTGGACCGACGAGCGTGGCCTGCTGATCGCGGCTAAGCCGAAGAAGCTGGTTGTCCCGCCGAGCCTGATGTTCGTTGCGACCCGACTGCTGGAGACCGAACTCCGCGTGTCGACCGCCGACAACGACATCAACGCCATCAAGTCGAACGGCGCTATCCCTGAAGGGTACACGGTCAACCACTTCCTGACCGACCCGGACGCATGGTTCCTGACGACCGATGTGCCGAACGGCCTGAAGCACTTTGTTCGTACGCCGATGGCGCAGAACATGGATGGTGACTTCGACACCGGCAACGTTCGCTACAAGAGCCGCGAGCGTTACAGCTTTGGCTGGTCTGACCCGCTGGGCATGTACGGTAGCGAAGGCGCTGCCTAAGCTAAGTCCTAGGGAAGTTTAGGACTTCGAGACCCCCCGGCGAGAGTCGGGGGGTCTTTTTCTGTCCGCTATAAGGCCGGTGGTTCGTTATCTAGACCTGTAACGTTACCTGTAACTAAGTCTCCTTATCCGTGCTTCAAACCTAGCAGACCACACTTTGTTTTCGCAGGTACATGTTGTAAGAGGATGGTATGACTAGGGCGGAGGCAAAAGCTGCGGGGCTACCCCGTTACCACGGGAGACCCTGTCAAATTCATGGCACGACCGAGCGGTACACCGCAAATTGCGAGTGTTGCGCGTGCGCGTGTGTGAGGACGGCAAAAGACCATCAGAAACATCTAGCTAAACGGCGCGCCGTTAAGGCTGCGTATCGAGTAGAGCACCGGGAGGAGGCCCGCGATAGGTCGGCTAAATGGAGCGCAGAAAACCCCGATAGGGCGCGTGAGCGCGTGGCTATATGGCATAGGGAGAACCGCGATAAGAGTTGCGCCAAGCGCGCTAAACGCCGTGCGGCCTTGGTCAACCGCACACCCGTATGGGCGGATTTAAAAATTATAGCTGAAATCTATGCCGAAGCACAGAGACTGACCGAGACCACGGGGGTCCCGCATCATGTAGACCATATTATCCCGTTGCATGGTAAGACTGTATCGGGGCTACACGTGGAGGGAAATTTGCAGATTCTCACCGCGCAAGAAAACTTGCGTAAGAGCAACCGTGTGGTATAAGTGCGGAACCGGAATTATACCCGTGCCGACTGGTCCGGCAGACGTTGCAGAGACGGTACGGGGGATGTGCTGCTACACGGAGATAAATAATGGCGAATACCACGTTCAACGGTCCGGTACGTTCTGAGAACGGCTTCGAGACCATCTCGATCAACCAATCGACCGGTACGGTTACCGTCACCTCCACCCTTGGCCCTGCCATGTCGGTTACTTCTCTGGCGGCAACTGGCGCTGTCACGGCAGCTTCGGTAGCGGCAACTGGCAACGTCACGGCTGACAGCAACGTCGCGCTTGTCGCTGGCGGCGCTTCTGCGTTCATCGCAACCAACACGGCTGCTGGTATGGGTATGTACGTCGGTTCAGGCGCTCCGACCGTGGCTGCTGCCAAGGGTTCGATCTATCTGCGTAGCGATGGTAGCTCGACGTCGACCCGTCTGTACGTTTCGGATGGTGGCACCACTTGGATCGCCGTAACCACCGCATCGTAATAGCTCAATAGGAGGGCCACCCCTATGGGTATGCAATACGATGTCAAATCCCAACACCGGTCTACTTCAGGTGTTATATACGGTTCCCGCACCCGTCTGAAGGGGGCTATCCTCTCCGCTAACGCAGCTGCGGCAGCGAGGAACGTCCTTTTCATGGACAATAATCCGCAAGCGGGTACGTATAGCATTGCCTCAACCACACTAACAGTTACGGTAGCAAATAATCTCGTTGCCGGTGATAGGGTATTCCTAGATTTTACTAGCGGTTCTGCTGTGGATGGTGCGTATACGGTTGTTTCGGCTGATGCCACTTCCTTCACGGTTACTACGGCGGCATCTGGTACGGGTAACGTGAATGTCTACATGACCGTCTTGCTGGAAGCCGATAGCTATAACGCTGTGGCGTATTCTATCCT